CATTGAACGGATGAATAACGCAAATGCCTTCTAATAATCTGCCGCACAGAATAGGGACGGGCGTTATAGACATTTCCGCGGAAAAGACAAACAATATAGTCATACAGATATTGTTAGTGAAATAATGTATTACAGAACAACAAATGACAGCTATAGACACCCAATTCGCACGGGCGTCTCAAAACGATAATATGCGAACAGAACAATCAATATCTACCTCTGTAGCGAGTATAGATACAAGGAATATAGAGTGTACTACAGTTAATCAGTTAGTTATGCCCGATATACACATCGATAGTAGATTTAGAATCGATGCTAGTCCTTTTGTCAATAGACCTTTTTATTTGCAAACCGTTCCTTGGCCTACGACTAAGGCTAGGTATTCTTTATTAAACGCTCCGTTGTATCATTTACCACGCGATGTATTTTTATCCAATGAGTCTCTTAAGCAGGGATTAAGGATCGGTTCTATGTATAGAAGCGATTTGGATTTACAGATTTCCGTTGCAGGTACTATTACTCATGCCGGTTGCATATTGGTAGGTATATTACCTCCTATTGATTTTGCAATTCCCACGACTTATACAGGTGGTGAATATTTAATTAATAGTATACTATCAGGACCTCATGCATTTTTACACGCTAATGAAGCCACTTCAGTGTGTATAAAAGTTCCGTGGTATTGTAATACAGATTTAGATTCTTTGGATGCGGTGCAAGCTGCCGATTATTTCCAGAGTGTAGCTCTCAATGCCATCCCATGTAACCATGCCACTTTAGTATTTGTGGTAATGCATCCGTTACAACCTAGTACGGGAGCTTCTATATCTTTGAATATTACAGTAGAGGCCATATTTAATAACTTAGATATTTACGTACCCACTCCACGGTATGTTGAATATCAAGCCCAGAGTTATTTTACCAATTTGGCTACCTCCGCTTTTGATGGTGCAGCAAAATTTGCTAAGACTATTACAGGAGATGCCATTGATTCGTTGCGCGCAGGCATACGATATTATACCGGGCTACATAACCCAAATACTCCCATTTTACATCACACTGTTTTAGTGCAACCTCGAAATAGGTTGAATAATGTAGATGTTACGTCTTTCCTTGAAAATTTAGATCCGTATGCGAATGCAGATCGGGTAGTTAGTGAACCCATCTTCAATTCCACAATGGACGAAATGGCTATGAACCATATAATAGGAAAAAGACAGTATTTAGGGGCTTTTAGAGTCAACAGTAACGATCCGGTAGGGACCCGATTGTTTAATAGACCCATAGGGCCCTTCCAAGGCGGAATGAAATATACAGCACAAGGTTATAACAATATTAGTAATAATATTGAATTTATGAATTTGCTTTCAAGAGCTTGGAAAGGTACCATTAGATTACACATTCAGAGTGTAATGAACAACAAACAACAGGTGAAATTGAGATTACTGCAATTATATAATCCCTCTACTGCGATTAGAGAAAAGTATCCAGTATATGCCTCAATTTTACAAGCACCTTCCCATTTAATGGAATTTACGGGAGGTGGACAAACACAAACAATAGACTTGCCATATCTATCGCGCAATAGATTAATGCCTGTTCAGAAAAATTCCGAAACGACTGCATTGATGCACGGAGAATATTACATCTACGTAGCTCAACCTTTAGCAAATTCAAGCGGATCTCCGGAGGATATATTTTTTAATGTATACATGGAGTTATGCGACGATTTTGTTTTCTATGGTTATTCAACAGAATACTTTACGTCAAATTCTATATTTGCTTTTCCGGTTCCTGAAATTGAAGAAGAGCCGCCAACTCCTAAGAACAAGTTTGACGACGATTTTATAATGTTTGAAGCA